ACTCGGGTGGCGTCTTAATGTCCATCAGGTCACCGCCTGATGGCAGATTTATCCGACGTTGAAAATGCCATCGTCGCCGAAGCAGTTACCGCGTTGTATCCGAATGGGACAGGTGCCAGCAGCGTCGTCGGAGCGAATTGCAAAGTTTATCGTGGCTGGCCGATACCGGCGGCACTGAATTCTGACCTCTCCGCCGGTGTTATCAACGTGACGGTCTTTCCCGCGATAAAGGCTGACGAGCCGGCGGAGTTCTACCTCGACAGGCCGTACGCAGCCGCGGGTCACGCGGGTCTCATCGCGAGTGTAGCAGGGCAAAGCGTCACATTTTCTGGTACCGTTACCGTCAATCTCGTCGTCGGCCTTCTGGTGAGCGGAGCGCCATATATCTATAATACGACAGCCGGGGACACGCTTCAAAGCGTGGCCGCGAATATGGCGGCATTGATAGCCGTCAATGAGGTTGTCGTTTTGTCTGGCGTGACTGTCGGAATGCCGAATGCGAGAGCTTTGGTCGCGCGGGTAGTTGAGAATGTATCGGTATCGAGTTTGTTGCGGCGCGAGCGGCGAGACATTCAGCTGATCAGCTGGTGTCCATCGCCGATGCTTCGCGATCAGGTATGCTCTTCGTTAGACCTGGCATTCGCGGGCCTTCCGTTTATGGCCCTTGCGGATCAGACGCAAGCGCGCGTCAAATATGTATCCACGCAGGAGTACGATCAAACCCAGAACGCGTCGCTTTATAGGCGCGATCTCTGCTATCAATTTGAATATGCAATGGTTGCTATGTCTATGGCGCCGACCATGTTGTTTGGCAATCTTACAACCAATGCAGCCTCACTATATATTTGATCATTCATACGACAAGCCAAATACGTACTGCGTTCCGTCATGGTTCGGAATTGGTACGTTAATCGGCGTTGAATTTCGGTTTTGACGAATTACTGGTGCGGTAAATCGCAGCCATATGGCCTGCCGATGGTCAGATCAGCAACATGACTCCACTCGTGCCACCGAGTGCGGCGCCCACTCATCTCGCATGGCACCATATCAAAAGAGGTTCAGTTTGCAATGCCTATTATTCAGGCCGGCGCAGTAAATAATACCGGGCTTATCGTTCCCGACTTGTATGTCGAAATAGTACCCCCGCAAAATCTAATACTGAATGGCGTACCCACCGATATCCTGGGAGTAGTCGGTACAGCAACCTGGGGGCCTGTGGGTACGCCGACGGTCGTTGGAACAATGACGGATTACTATACGACCTTCGGCCCGGTGATCCCACGCAAATACGACATGGGAACTCCGGTAGCGGTCGCGGTACAGCAGGGCGCGCAGAATTTCCGGTGCATCAGAGTCACCGATGGGACTGATACTTTCGCCTCTGCCAGTCTCCCTTCCACCAGTCTGACCATCAGCGCTTTGTACACGGGCTCTCTCGGCAATCAGATCACCATTGTTCTCCAGCCGGGATCCCAATCAAACAGCTGGATGCTCATCGCGAGCTTACCGGGAATGCAACCTGAAGTCTTCGACAATATTACAGGCAGTTCTGGCGCATTCTGGTTGGCACTCGCGAGCGCGGTCAACGCCGGCGCGGGAGTTCAACGTTCAGCATCTCGATTAATCACCGTACAGGCCAATGGCAACACGAGCACGCCAACCAACTTTTCGTTGACGCTTGGGAGTGCCAATGCGGGGTCAGACGGAGCGTCGGGTGTGACCTCGAGTAACCTTATGGGCCAGGATACCCTGCCGCGCACCGGCATGTATGCCCTTAGGGGGCAGGGTTGCGGCCTCGCATTGCTTGCTGACTCGGATGATTCCCAAACGTGGAGCGGCCAGGCCGCGTTCAGTCTCGATGAAGGAGTTTACGTCATCGCAACCGGCCCAGCTGGCGAGACAATTTCCGGCGCGGTGACTACCAAGCAAAGTGTCGGCCTGGATTGTTACGGTATCAAGCTAATGTTCGGCGATTGGCTATGGTGGTCCGATCGTGCCAACAACATGATCCGTCTGGTTTCTCCGCAGGGCTTCGTGGCCGGCCGGCTTGCGAATCTGTCACCGGAACAATCGAGTCTGAATAAGCAGATTTATGGAATCATAGGCAGCCAGGCGTCGGGTCAGCCCCAGTCCGGAGAGGTGCTGTCCTATTCGTCGGCAGACCTCGCGACCTTGTTCAGCGCTGGCATCGACGTCATTTCCAACCCTCAGCCGGGAGGGGCTTATTGGGGCGTCCGAGGTGGCAAAAATTCGTCATCGAATATCGCTCAAAACGGCGATAATTACCCGCGACTTACAAACTTTATCGCGCAGACACTTTCCGCTGGAATGGGCAAGTATGTCGGTCAGGTCATTAATGCGTCGCTATTCCAGAACATCAGGGGCACCCTGTTGTCCTTTTTGCAAAATATGCTGAGCCAAGGTTTGCTTGGTAGTACGAAGGGGACACTGCCATACAGCGTGATTTGCGATGCCTCGAACAATCCTGCGAGTTTGACTGGACTGGGTTACGTTCAAGCCAATGTCCAGGTCCAGTATCAGGCGATCAATGAAATATTCATTGTAAGCCTTGAGGGCGGCCAGACCGTGCAGGTCGCGGTGCAAACTTTACCGGCTGGTCAGACAGTCCAGTAGGAGCCGTACATGTCAATTTCAGCGTTTTCTATCGGTCGAGACACTCAACTTGTCATCATAGGGCCTTCGGGGCAGGTGGACCTCACCCACGTAACAGCTTTCGACAGTCACCAGATGACCCAATCGGTTCGCGTGAATCGATTGGATGGCAATCTGATGGGAATGGAGCTGCCGAAGGGCTGGGAGGGGAACTTCGAGCTCGAGCGAGGGGATTCAGGAGTGGAAGACTTCATCGCTGGGCTGGAACAAGACTACTTCAATGGGAACGTCAACGAATTCAGTTCGATGTATCAATATATTTCTGAGGTGGATGGCTCAACGTCTACCTATCAGTATAATTCTGTCGTATTTAAATTGTCAAATGCTGGCCTTTGGCGTGGCGACGCGGCCGTTAAACAGAAATTGGAATTTTTTGCATCCAGGAGAATCAGGATTTAATGACCCCGTCGGAGTCTATCATCCATGATCATAGCCAGACCGTCGATGTTCGTGATACTTTTGGACGGACACTAAGGGTTCGCCGCCTCAAGGCTCTTGATCGATTTCGCCTTCTGAAAGCAGCCGGCCCTGACCTTTCTCAAAACGATGCCTGGTTGAATATGGCGGCACTGACATTCGCGGTTGTCGAAATAGACTCCGTTCCCCGCCCCGCTCCGACAAACGAACGTCAGATCGAATTGGCCGTTTCCCTGTTGTCGGACGCTGGATTACAGGCAGTAGCGGATGCTCTGAGTGAAATTGAACGTAAAGAATCTGTGTTCGACGGGTCACCTGAGGGAAACGCCGAGGGCACGCCGATTTGATCGAATGTCTCTATCTCGTTCGAAACGGCGTGCCCTTTGACGTTGCATTTTCACTGACGGACCACGACCGATGGCATTTTTGTCATGCCCTTCAGCAAACCGCGCAGGCACTTTAGCTTTATGGGTTGGCGGCGTAGTAGAGTACGCATCCTTGTACTTTCAATTTGAAAGCGCCTCTGCCTTGTAGACCGTGAACGCAGACACCTCATTTAAAGTACACGATAATTAACTTCGACCGGACTGTCGAGAACAATGTCGGGACCCCTGTTAACACTTGGCAATTTCGCCTTTCTTGGTCTGGAATCGCCGGCTCAGATACTGCTGAAGTCAAAGCAACGCCTCGTTGTGCATCGCCTTGGCTCCGGATCAACGTCCATTGATTCTCTTGGAAAGGACGTCACAGTCATCAGTTTCAGTGGCATTTTCACGGGGACAGACGCGGCTATACGAATTCAAATGATCGAAAACATTCGGTCCCAAAATCAGCCCGTTTCGCTGAGTTGGGCTTCCCGAGCCGCGACCGTTCTAATTCGCGAGTTCGACCTCCAATATATAACAAATCAATGGGTCCCATATAAGCTATCATGTTTGACCGTCGCGACAGAGCTTCAAACGATAGCCTTCATAGAAGATATTTTGCTCTCCCCACCTCGACAGGTGGCTGATATCGCCAGTCTACTGGTTGGCACGGGTCTGACCCCGACACCCGATCAGTCATCGGCTCTCGCCACTCTTGCAACGCTAAACTTCGATGTGCCGCCCGCCGCGGCGCTAGAAACCGTCCAGGCGATGTCTTCTTCGATCTCGAACCAACTGCAGTTACTGGATCCCCAGGTGCAGGTCGGCCGATCAGCCCTTTCGTCACCAGCACCAGATCTGGCGACATCATTCCTCTTGATCGCGGCCAAAACCAGCCAACAAATAGCACTCCAACTGGCTTATAATCGCATGCTCAATATTTCCGTGAGTGCGACGTCGAGCAGCCGACAATGATACAGTCGGTTCTTATCCCTCCAGGGACGACTTTGTTTCACGTCAGCGCTCAATACCTTGGCACTCCCACACAGTGGTTTCGCATTGCACAAATTAATGGGATTAAAGATCCGCTGGTGCTTACGCCAATGATATTAACCATTCCACCCAAGCGGTTCCAAAGTCGACAGGAACCTTGGGGTGCTTGATCGATCGGCGGATGTAAGGACACCCAGAGCAAGCGCTTGCCTGAATGGCACGACAATCGACTCGGTTATGCGTTTCGATGTGACTCTCAGCGGATCCTCCAAGAGTTCGCGATTCGAACTGACAGTGAGTACGCTCGAGAGCGGACAGCCCTATTGGTGGCAGCCGTCGCGCCTGGTACCAATCACCGTCAGTATATCCGTTACAAACTCCGAAGATGACGACGGAATAAGCGTTATCGAAGGGTTAGCCGACAGCGTCGCCTATGATCCGATCAACGGTGTGGCAAGAATAGACGGGCGTGACTACTCCGCCGTACTTATCAACTCTTCCTATCAGGACTCATACTGCAACCAAACGTCGAGCGAGATCGCGACCCAAATCGCCGCTCGGCATGGATTCACTCCCATCATCACGGACACATCCATGCTGGTCGGAAGTTATCAAGGTAATGACCACAATCAGGTGCTGTTGAATGCGCACTCCCACGTACTGAGCGAATGGGATGTCTTATCCGGACTGGCAATCAAAGAGAGGTTCGAGCTATTTGTAAGTGGAACAAACCTGATATTTGGGCCACTCGAATCGCTTCAGACAAACTATCTTACACTCGCGCTTTCTGACGTAAAAAGCATCCGATTTCGCCAGGAATGCCCGTTGTCCGGTCAGAATACAGTGACAGTCAAAAGCTGGAACTCCTGGCTGGGTCAGACGCTCAGCTATGCCGCGGATCAGACCACCGAAAGATCCGCTTCAAACCCTCTGGCATTGGGTGCCGACGCGGGAATTGAAGTTGCCCTGGTCAGGTCGAACCTTACATCTCAGGCCGTGCAGCAAATAGCTGAGAACTACGCCTCCAAACTCCAGCAGGAGTCGACGTCCGTGGAGATCGTTACCCCGGGCGAG